CCTATCATCTACTTTGACAGGCTCAAATCATCTGTTGGAATCAATTGTTTCCCACAGAATGACAAGTCTCTTGAGATTAATGGAAAGCCACTTGATGATTTCATTGTGGAGCAAGGCACATCTGGAATTTGGTCATATCAGAAATATAAGAGTGGGATTGTGACTCTTGATGGCTCTTATGAGATTGACAGTTCCAACATCACATGGAATGCATACATGAGCACAGGTCTTGTCTATGGCAACACAAGAATCCCATATCCATTCAACATCACAGGTGCAATCATCAATGCCACTCTTGATTATGCAGGAGGCTCTGTTGGATGGGTTTCAACTGCCAATGCTCTGGACAACACTCAAACAAGTGTCACAATGGTCAGAAATGGGCAGACAGGCACAATGAGAGTCAGTCTCCATGTGAAAGGCACATTGCCAAGCAGTTAATGAGGGGAGAGTTATGGAAAATTTGACACTTAAAGAAATAGCGTATGCCATCACATTTCTTGCAGGTTTCTTTGGTGGCATAGCGTATTTTTATAAAAACATCAAAACTTGGCTTGAAAAAATAATCAAGGAGCAGTTTGCACCTTTCAAGACAAGCATTGATGATCTAAAGAAAAATGTTGAAAGAGTGGACATGGAATCCTGCAAGAATTATCTTGTCAGATGCCTTGGAGACTTTGAACATGGCAACAAGCTTTCTGATGTAGAACAGGAGAGATTTTGGGAGGAATATGAGCACTATCTCAAGATTGGGGGCAATTCCTATATCAAACACAGGGTTGAAAAACTCCAATCAGAAAAGAAATTGTGATATAATTTTTATTAGAAAACCATTATTTAAAGCCTTTTCCTATAAAAAGAGCCATCCCATTTTGAATGTGGGATGGCTTTTTTCTTTGCTTTATGATTCAATTCTGTTTTTCTTTTGGTGTTCTACAAACTCAGCAAATGTTGTTCCAATCAATAAATCTTGTTCTCTTTCAGTCAGTTCAAGAAACTCATCTCCATGCTGATGAATTAGCATTTCTCTTATTGTGTTATATAGCTTTTCAATGATTGGGTCTTTCATATAAACTCACCTCTAATGTTATAATGTGATAAAAACATTGATTTATCAAGCTTTTATCATTGATACCATATTGAGACAATGGATAAAACCACTGTCCTAATATGGCATCAAAACTCAAAAAAATATAATGATTGTTACATCACATGAAATTCCAATAGATTGTGATGTCATCATTGTCTATGTCTATATGATTGATTAGTGATGTGATGATTCCTCTGATTTCATCAAAGTTGCCTCTTTCAAGAGCCTCATCAAATGATTCAATAATTTCAATTGCCTCATCCTCACTCATGCTCTCAGTGTCATCATCATCCTCAAGAGATTTCAATTCCTCATTAAGTTTGTTCTTTTGCTCCTCCAGAGGGATGATTTGCTTGTCCAACTGCTCAAATGTGAATCTGCCTTTTCCGTATAAATCCAAGAATCTTGAAATTTGAGATTCCAGATCTAAAATCTGCTCTTTAATGATTTGAGCCTTTTTTGCATTTTCATCTGAGATTTCATGTTGATTTTTAATCTCATAAATATATGATGGGTCAATGGCTAGTTTCTTGATTTCATCAAAGATGATGTTGTCAAGTTCATGCAGTCTATATGTTTTGTTTTTGCAATTTGGGTCAACAATCATATTTTTGACCTTTTTGTGTCTTGAATAACATCCATAGTTTTCATAGATTTTAGATTGTGAATGTCCTGTCCTGCATTTGCTATATCTGCCACCACAATGCTTGCAGAATAGCAAACCTCCAAGATAGGTTGACTGATTTGCAATTCCACCTTTGACTCCACTTTCTGCAAAAACTCTTTGTCTTTCATGCAGGATTTTTCCTGCTAGTTCAAAAGTCTCCTCATCAATTATTGGCTCATGAGTGCCTTGAATCCATGTGTCTTTGTGTTTAATAAGACCAATATAGATTTTAGTGTCCAGAGTCCTCCTCATCTGTCTTGGACTCCAACGCTTGCCATATTGGTTTTTATAACCTTTTTCATTGAACACTCTTTCAATAGTTCGCAGGGGCATTCCCTCATTGAATACTTTGAACAATTCTTTGACCTGCATTGCAGTAAATTCATCAACTACCAATTCACCATCAACATATTTATATCCAATTGGGCATTTTCCACCTTTCCATTTGCCCTCTTTGGCTCTTGCATCCTTGCCCATTGTCATCCTTTCCTTGATTTGTTCTCTCTCAAGTTGGGCAAACACTGCCAGAATCCCAATCATGGCTCTACCAAATGGAGTGGATGTGTCAAAGTTCTCATTCATGCTGACAAAATCGGTGTTGTTAGCAAGGAACACCTTTTCAATCAAATACAAGGTATCAAGTTGAGAACGAGAGAGTCGGTCTAATTTATAGACCACAACTTTCTCTATCTTGCCATTCTTGACATCTTTTATAAGTTCTTTCATTGCAGGGCGGTCTGTGTTCGCTCCTGTGAAACCTGCATCAGTATATGTTTTATAGATGACCCATCCCATTGCATCTGCATATTTTTGCAATCGGTCAATTTGTTCACCAATAGAATATCCCTCTCTTGCTTGCTCTTGAGTTGATACACGAACATATAGAGCAACTCTCATTTCACATCTACTCCTTTTTCTCTGTGCTTTTTAATGAGTCCAATTGTCAAATTCAAGCAATCAAACAATAGTTTAATTTCATCATTGCTCAGTGGCTTTCCATCAATTGTTAGGAATCTAAAACTATTGATGTTTTCATGAGATTGTTCAATTAAATCATTAAGTTCTGTGTTTCTAGCAGTGTTTTTCACATCCAAATTGATTGGCACAATCCTGTCATTTGCAAGTTCATCTGCACTGATTTCAAGTGCTTGGCATATTTTGATGACATTAGTGATTGAGGCTTTGTGAATCCCTCTATTCATAATGGTTGCAAAAGTAGATTGAGACATTCCTATTTGCTTAGAAAATTCTCTCATACTGCCATATTTTTCAAGGATAATACTTTTTAGTTTGTTCTCGATGGTCATTAAAACTCTCCTTTTTGTAACATCTGCACATAATTATATTATCGGTGTTTCGATAATGCAACATTATGTTTCGTTTTTACGAAATGTAATTATTTCCAACACCAATGTTTTCAAGGCTTGAGACAGTTTTGTTTATTTTCACAAGTGAACGAAAATTCAAAAAATAAATTGACTATATCGAAAATACAATTATACTTTAAATTAAGTTGTGAACGATATTGCGAAACAACTTGAAAGAATATCAAATTATCGAAAAGGAGGAAAATATGTTTCCAAACTTAAATGCAGAGATGGCAAGGATTGGCATGACAAGAAAGGAACTTGCATTTGCACTTGGCAGAACAACTGCCACTATGAGTCAGAAACTAACAGGAAAAACAAATCTGTCTTTGGATGAGGCATTTGCAATTAAAAAGGCAATAGGCACAGACATTCCACTTGATGAGTTATTTGCCAAAAAAGGTGAGTAATATGGCAGTCAAACACGTTTTGAAAGATGGAACTGTCCTCAACGACATAAGCGGTAAAGTTGTGAGGATAGCAGATGCAAAACAAGTTTATGTATTGATTGAAAAAATTAATGCTAGGGAGAACAGAGTTGATGAGAGATTGGGGTCTATTAAAAAATCTTAAACTCTATTTCTAATCATTTTTTCTATAAATTCTATGGGTTATTAAAAATTTAATATTGGGGGGTGGGAACATGGAATCAAAATGACAAAGGATGAACTGATTTCCAAACTTGAGGAGTGGATTCTGGAACAGAAACTCCAAGAATATGCTCCAAGCACTTTGAATCAGTACAAAGCAAATGTTCTCAAATTCATCAATTGGTTGCCAGAGGATGCAGTTCTCAACAAGGAAACAATGCTTGAATACAAGGCATATCTTGGTGAGATTGCAGGCTCAACCAATTCAATCAATGTTTGGATTGTTACCATCAACAAATTTCTCAAGTGGCTAGATCTAAAAGATTTGACTATCAAAAAGATAAAGATGCAGTCCAAACAGAGCAATGAGGAGGTCTTGAGTGTAGCTGACTACAAGAGACTTTTGAGATTTGCCAAGAGACAAGGCAAACATCAACTCTATTACATTATGAAAATCCTTGCCATGACAGGAATCAGAATCTCAGAGTTGCGATTTTTTAAGGTTGAAAATCTAAAGAGCAACTATATTGATGCATTCAACAAGGGCAAGGAAAGAACAATCATTGTCAGACAGGACTTGATGAGAGAGTTGAAAAAATATGCAAAGGAGCAGGGCATCAAGGAGGGATTCCTCTTTCCAAGTGCCTTTGTAGATGGAAAGATGGTCAATCCATCTACTATCTGGAGACAGATGAAAGCAGTTGCAGGACAGGCAAGGGTCAGAAAGAGCAAGGTTCATGCTCATTCATTCAGACACTTATTTGCACAGGTATTCCTCAACACATATTCCAACAACATCACAGAACTTGCAGACATCCTTGGACACAACAGTCTGGACACAACAAGACTTTACACAAGGACAAGTGATGCACAAAAGAGGCAAAAACTTGAGGGTATGAGGTTTGAAAATGATGAAAAATGAGGGTGGATTTTTTCAAAAAGTATTTTTAGTAAAAAAAGAGACTCAAAGCCTTGCAGACACTAGGCAAGGGCATTGGAGCATAGGTGCAATATAATATTACGGTTATATTGCAAGCGGAAAAGGAGTGAAACATGGGAGATATAACAACAAGCTTTTCAGAGAGGACAAGACTTGTGAAAATGTTCAAGGATTACTGTAAAGCCAAAAGAATTGATTTTATGCCAACAACACTGCTTGGATGGTGTGATGCACAAGGCTATTTGAATACAGACAAAATCAGAGAGGACTTGGCAAAAGAGCAGGAGGAATTGAAATGACAGTGACAAATGACCAAGTTGAGTCAATGGTTGAAAGCTTGCACAAATTTAATGCAGAGCAGGCAATTTATAGATTTGACATTGAAAAAGATGGAGAAAAATTTGTTTTTGAAATTGCCTTGAAAAGAGGCTCATTGGAGGATTATGAGGATTCCTAAAGAAATAACAGAAAAAATTAGAGAGGTGAACAGGCTCAACAATGAGATTTATTTTTGGATGCAGGAAAACATTGATTGTGATGGTTTTTCCTTTAATGAATTATTTTGGCAGATAGTTCCAGAGCCACAGGGAGAGGAGCAAGGCACTAATGGTGAGGAATACTGCAATCAGAGCAATCCTTGTGAAGATTGGTATTTTGGAGAATATTATTGGCAACTTGATGGTGAAAGCAATTATTTAGAAATGCACTTTGAGTGTTGAGGAGGACAGTGATGCAATTAGATAAATCAATACATTTTTTATATGACCAAATGCCTTTTCTGACACATGACCTTTTCACACCAAAGGGAGTCAATGAGAGATATGGCACATATTATGCAGAGGATAGGCTCTATTTGGTCTTTGACTATTCAACACAAGCAACATATTTTACAAAGGCAGACAGTCCAAAAGATGCTATTAATAGAGTTGAAAATCTTGATTTAGTTTATTACAAGCCACAAACATTGAGAGGGGAGGATGAGGATGAATAAAGTCATTTTACTAGGGAGACTTACAAGAGATCCAGAGATTAGATATTCAGCAGGAGCAGAATCAAAGGCAGTTGCCAAGTTTTCACTTGCAGTTGATAGAGCATTCAAAAAAGAGGGAGAACAGAGTGCAGATTTCATCAATTGTGTTGCCTTTGGAAAGTCTGCTGAGTTTGCAGAGAAATATTTTTGCAAGGGTCAAAAGATTCTTGTTGAGGGCAGATGGCAGACAGGCTCATATGAAAAGAATGGTGCTAAATTCTACACCAATGACTGCATAGTTGAGAGATTTGACTTTGCAGATTCAAAGAAAGATGGCAGTCCTGCTCCAGAGCCTCAGACAGATGCAGATGGATTCATGAACATTCCAGATGGCATTGATGAGGATGTGCCATTCAATTAATGAGGTTTGATGAATGATTAGGTTATTAGAACTATTTGGGGGGATAGGTGCTTGCACAAAAGCATTTGAAAGGCTTGGAATTGAATTTGAGATTGCAGATTATGTTGAAATTGATAAATATGCAGTTGCAAGTTATAACGCAATTCATGGCACAAATTTCTCACCACAGGACATCCGAACATGGAACAAGGACTTGGATGTGGATTTGATAATGCATGGCAGTCCATGCCAAGATTTTTCTCTTGCAGGATATAACAAGGGAGGAGATCAGGACAGTGGCACAAGGTCAAGTCTTATGTATGAAACTATCAGAATAGTTGAGAAACTAAAGCCTAAATATGTTATTTGGGAAAATGTCAAAAATCTATTGTCCGAACAACACAAGCATAATTTTGACAAATATCTCTACAAGATGAATGAGTTGGGATATGACAATTATTTTCAAATTTTAAATGCAAAAGATTTTGATTTGCTCATCAATCCAAGTCAAGAGAAAATGAGGCAGATGGATATTTTTGATTTTATTTAAAAGGAGATCAATTGGGGGAATGGAGGAATAATGGCAAAAAGATATTATTGGCTACAAATGAAAGAGGATTTTTTAAACGATAAAAGGATGAAAAAGCTGAGAAAGATTGCAGGTGGTGACACATACACTGTCATTTATCTCAAAATGATGCTCAGTACACTAGAAACTGAGGGAATCATTGAATTTGAGGGAGTTGAAAAGACACTTGCAGATGAACTTGCACTTGTTTTGGATGAGGACTCTGACAATATACAAGTCACACTCAATTTTCTCATCAATTCTGGACTCATGGTGGACATAGGAAATAATCAGTTTTTCTTGCCTGTTGTTGCTGAGAATTTAGGCTCTGAGGGTGCATCTGCAAAGAGGGTTAGAGAATATCGAGAAAGACAAAAAGCGTTACAATGTAACACTGATGTAACTGAGGTGAAACAAATTGGTAACGGAGAGAAGAGAAGAGAAGAGAAGAGAATAGAAGAGTATAGAACAGAAGAGAAGAGAACAGAACAGAACACTATCAATTATCAAGGGATAATTGATATGTATAATGCCACTTGCGTGTCATTCCCTCACCTCACCAAGCTTTCTGATGCTAGAAAGAAAGCTATCAAAGCAAGATTAAAAACATACACCATTGAGGAATTTCAATTGATGTTTGAAAAGGCAGAGGCATCATCATTTCTCAAGGGAAAGAACAACAGGAATTGGTCTGCCACATTTGATTGGATGATTAAGGATGCCAATATGAGCAAGATTCTTGATGGCAATTATGATGACAGAGACTCTGTCCAGAGCAAACATGATGAATGGGATGAATTTTTAAGAGATTGATATGAATATTAGTTTTAAAACATTTAGAGAAAATTGTTCTCATCAGATGGCAATTAGAGATGGAAAGCCTCAATGCTTGTTCAAGAATGGAAAGCCTGCTCAAAGTTTTGATGATTGGCAGGATTGCAAGCAGTCAAATTGTTGTTTGCTCAATCCAAAATTAAAAGAGCCAATTGATGACCAATTAGAGGGGCAGATGTCCATTGAGGATTTCTTGGGAGGTGATTGAATGTGACTAAAGAGGAATTTGCACTAATTGCATTGGCTCTCCAAGAGTATTATCCCAAGGAAAAACTATTGCAGACTACTGAGGCAAAGAAATTGTGGTTTAAGCAGTTGGAGGATATTCCATACAAGGTTGCAGAGGCAGGCATTCAAAAATGGGTGTCCTTGAATAAATGGTCTCCAACAATTGCAGACATCAGAGAGATGGCAACATCAGTGACAGTTGGAGAATTGCCAGATTGGGGTCAAGCTTGGCAGGAGACAACAAGAGCCATCAGAAAATTTGGCAGAATGAGAGCAAGTGAGGCTCTGGACTCACTCTCACCACTGACAAGGCAGGCAGTTGAGAGAATTGGATTCACAACTCTTTGCATGAGTGAGAATGAGGTTGCAGACAGAGCACACTTTGAAAAGATTTATAACATTTTAGCAGTGAGAAAGTTGCAGGAGGCAAAATTGCCTGCATCACTTAAATTGGAGACTCAGAAATTGAGACAACAATTTTTGCTTGGTGATGGTGAGGATTGGGCATGAGAGGGAGAACATGATTAAATTAATATTTTTAGGATTTATAGTGGTTGCATTTATCTTTTTAGTCTATGAGGTTGGATATGTTCATGGATATGAGGATGCAGGTTGCATGAATCATGAAAAAGGGGAAAGAGATGATGAAAAAACAAATTGAGGCATTATCTGTGCTTGCGTTTATGGGTGTTCTAGGCTTTCAAAGTATGTCAGTGGGAAAAAGTATGCCTAAACAATTAAAATGCGAAAATGGGGGCGATATGGCTCTCAGAGAGGTATATCAAAAACCGACAGTCAGAAAAAATGATGTTGTTGAGGTTTCAGTTGGAAAAATTGACCTTGAAAATGAGGAGTTCTGTGACTCTCTGGAAATCCTTGCACTCTGTGTTGAGGCAGAGGCAGGCAATCAAGACCTAAAGGGCAAGAGGCTTGTTGCTGATGTGATTCTCAATAGAGTTGAATCATCAAGGTTTCCAGATACCATTGAGGGGGTTATATCACAGAAATATCAATTCACAACCTATTGGGATGGGTCTATGGATAAAATCACAGAGCCATCTGATGAAACATTTGAGGCAGTGAAAATGGAATTGTATAGACAAAGATTGGATGAGGACATCCTTTTCTTTACCGCAGGCAATTATAACACATATTGTGAGCCTGCATATATAGTTGGAGACCATTATTTTGGTTATTGAGGAAAATATCATGAATGAATTAGATAAAAAGGAGTTGAGGGGGCAACCATTGGACAAGATCCAAGAGGGATATTTTTGTTATGACAAAGCAGTGAAATATAACACTCTCAGTGAATATGCAAAGCATATCAGAGAGGAAACCATCAAAAATGAAAAGGGGAATGAGAATGAAAATGGATGAGAGCAAGCAATCTGCACAGATTTTTGCAAAGATGCATGACAGTGGTGATGTTGAGATTCATTTGGATGGCAGAGGATTTGATTTGTTGTCATTGTCACTGTCTATTGCCAGACAGATGATTTTGAGAGGTCTCATTGATGTTGATGACTTTTGTGATGTATTGAGAGCAGGAACACCATCAGA